TCATAAGATAATACTTCTTCTTCTGTATTATTTTCACTATCAACTAATTTATTGGTATAAACCTGATTTATCTTACATTTTCTATTATTGATGATAAATCCACTATAATTTGTTACCTTATATTCAGGAGCAATATCATATACAAGTGTTGAATCTTCATATCTAACTGTATATGAATCGCTAAACTTACCGTCATTATAATCAACCTTCTTTACACTTGTTGCATGATAATTATCATCTACATTGGTTACTTTAAAATACATAACACTATCATCATCCAATGTACAAGTAGCAATCATGCCTACATATGGATATTCACTATCTCCACTATATGAAAATTGATATTCATTATCATTGATTATGACAGTATCTAATAAGTTGTCAATCTCTTTATATCTAACTCCATTAAATACGACATATCTTTCATCGCCATCTGTTTTTACAATCAATTTTTGATTTGCGTTGTTGCAATCGGCAATAATAGTATCACCAATCAATATAGGCAAATTCTCTTGTTTTGATTCAATACAAATAATCTTACCATTATTTACCTTCATTGGCTCAAATGATATGATATACTCTGCTCCATTGATTTCCATTGTAGCATAGCCATTATCATTTTTCATGTAAGCATTTTTATCATAGATATTATTCAAATATCCATTTGTATTATCATCGTAAGATTCTGTTTCTTCAATACAATTACAAAAATAATTTATACCGCCAATAACTACTCCAATCCCTTCAAATTCGCCATTTGAATCTGTCAATGGCTTCAAGAATTTTCTGATTCCTCTATAGCTAATATATGGTTTATATCCATATCTTGCTAATGATGTATAATCAACTATTAAATCGTTATTATTACCAATAGCAACCTTCTTTACAAATTCAAATTGATAAGAAACATGAGATATATCCCATGAATCTAATTTCTTAAATGAATACCCAGCACTATCAATAAAAAGGGTATTATTATTGTTTTTATCCAAAATAACACTATATTCAATACCATCAATAGTCACCTTATTATTTTCAATATATATTTTTTCAATAATTGAAAGTTTCAATGCATCATTTTGTTCTTGATATACAACTCCATCAATATAAAAAGAAAGTAATAATTTATTTGATGTATCTTGATAATATACATTACCATTATATTCAACATATTTTACCACATAATCTTTTACTTCTTCCCAACTTTTATCCTTATAATACAGAGTATATATGTCTAATTCTTTCTTTACTCCAATATACCCATTTCTCTTCACTGATTCACTATAAGTAACAGGAAGTGTAATTAACTTTGGAAAATATGCTGATGAAATTGACACTTTATCTCCTTTAGATATGGCATACTTGTCATTGGTTGTACCACTTATATACGATAAGTCAGAAGAGATATAAAAATCATCTAACTTAATCTCTTCTGAACTATCATCAACTCTTAATCTATATTTATATTTTAACATGATGCTTCACTCTCACTTATTGAATAATCTGCACTTGTTGATGTACCATTTTCAATAGGATTGATTGTGCCAAGTAAAATAGATGTATTTAAGTTTGGCTGAACAAATAATCCTCTTGTTCCATCAGGGTCTTGCCTTCTTAAAAATATATTGATTTGTGAGTTAACATACAAACAACCATTCGTAAATGGATATTCTTCTACCAAATCAGATATATCTTCAAATCCGTTCTGAATTACATCTCTCCATCTATATATACCGCCACTATTTCCTAAATAAGTAGCGTAATATGGAATATTATCATAACGAATATATAATTTATAATTGTTTTTTAATATACCATTCTTATTCTTTGTTAATCCAACACAATTCTCATTATCATCATCACTATATACTTTCAACTTAATCTTTGTTGTTGATAATACATTTACAACTTCGCACTTATATAATTCATCCTTATCTGAATCATATAAATAAACATTATCATCCTTGTTTATATGGTTTTCTTCTCCTGTTGTAAATACATATTCCCTTGTATTATCTTCAATAATAGATAATATGGATAAATATGTGGGAATAGACTCTTTTACAGACCTTGAAAATGTTCTTATGGGTATTTCATAATTGGATTCATAATAATATCCTTCAGGATGATTTGTAGGATATTTATCATATTCAAATGTCTGAATCATAAACCCATCTTTATCATTATCATCTCTAACTATTTCATCATAATTTACTGATGATGTATTAAATTGATTTCGTTTAGATAATTCTGAATTATTTCTTAATTCTCTCTGTACTGTATTAAATCTATGACAAATCTTCTGCAATACAGTTTCCTTACAGTTGTAATCAGAGTATTCAACTAAATCCCCATAAAAATAAGTCTGAGCACTATAAACTATCTCATCGTCATCATTTCCTGTTAATGGTTTCAATGAAAAGCCTTGTTTTCCACCAACGCAGTTGTGCATATAACTTATATTGCCATCTTCGAATTTAGTATCATCAATATAATCTGAATATTTTAATCCACAATTTAATTTACCAAAACAATGGGAATGTTCTACGTTCTTATCTTTGACATTACCATTGTACCATTCTCTATACCCATAATTGGTTTTAAAGAACATTAAATATAATGATGTTAACGGTCTACCTAAATTATCCTTGATATTATCTATATCAATATCATCAAGATAGACAATTTGAGATAAATCATCACCATATATATTCTTTGAAAAACCTAATTTAATTTGATTGCTTTGTTTTTCATATTTTATCTTTGAGTATTCTTCAATGTTCTTTGTATCGCTATCATATTGACCGTAGATTGTATCTTCATTAACTTCTCCAGTCATACTTTCAAAGTTAGGAAATCTTGAAAATATTCTTACATAATACTTGCATTGAATATCATTTACAACCTTTGCAAATGATAAGTTTTGAGAACCTAAATTATCCTCATCTTCAAAGAAATCAACATTCAAATAATCGTTTATAGGAGTTACAACCACACTTCTATATTTATATTCACCTGTATTACTAATTGATATTCCTTTTGATTCTAATAATTCGGTATCATATATTTTTACCCAATCATCACAAATAAATGATTCAAGTTTTACGTAAAAACAGTAATCATCTACAACTCCGTTCACTTCAACATTTTCATAAGCTAATTCATTAACAGAATCATTATCTGATGACCTATATATATTCACTAAGTCACCAACTTGTAGCCCATGCTTTGAAACACTATAAATACAAGTCTTCTCTTTGCCATCTGAATCAGCGAAATTTTCATCAATATAAGCAATCTTTAATGTATCTATTTTTTCATTGATACATGATATACCTTCTGTTGTTGAAGAATAAGGGTAACATAAACAATATTCCCAATTCTTCTCTTTTCTATATCGTGATTTGTTATAATAAGGTATTAAGCTATAACAAGAACTATCCGGGTAAAACTCAATGAATGAATGATTAGGCTTATTATTGATTACTCTTGATACACCTAAATCTTTATTCATAGATGTAAGAGTCATCATCTTATTTTCATTTACAAACCCAAGCCAACCATTTCTATCTTCAATCTTTTTCGATAAAGTTTCTTGAAATGATAATATGTTATTTTTATTATAGATATGTGATGCTTTTGGCTTTTCTCTTTCGTCGCTTTTCGTTATATTGTTTTGAATTACACTATCTATATAGCTCTTTTGCTCAACAGAATCTCTCAAATAATCTTGAATAGTATTAAATTCCGATGGAAGATTTGTTGCACCATTCAATTTATATATAGGGTATGGTAACTTTGACCTTAATATATGATTGTTTAATATATCAATCCCACAATGATATGTATAATTCTTGCTATCATCACCATCATAAGTAATTTGTGTGTCTCTAACACAATCTATAATATTAGTGCCTCCCCATTCATAAGAATACTTATCTTTGCCTATTGTTCCTGATATAGTTGTTGGATAAAAATTCAAACAAGAACAATCATTTGAATCTTCATCCTTTGTAATTTCTGTAATTGAATTAAATAATATATTGGAAGCAATAAGATTTACCTGAGCAGTAAGTCTTATCTTATGGCAAGCATATCTTTCATTCAAATAAACACCATATTTATCAATTGATAAATTATAACTATCATTTAAGATATTATGCTTATCGTTGCTTAAATCAACTTTTATTGTTTGATTTTTCTTTTCTGAACCAATATATTTTGATTGATTTAACTTAACTTCCATATTATGCCTTTAATCTATTAAGCTCAATATTTACTTTATATTGCATACCATTCTTAATCTTAAAATAGAACGGAAATTCATTTTCTCCATACTCATCTAATAAATCTTGAATTGATTTTTCATCAGATACTGGAGAAATAACAAACCTACAATTACTATAGCTAAATATTATCATGTAATCACCTCTCGAATCATTTGGTAGCCAACATTTTTCAATTTCACCAATTTGGTGAATTTGGTAGGCATCTTTTGTAAGACTGCTTATTGTAACAGTTCCATCTGTATTATATTTACTATTATCAACAATTGGAGACGTCAATTGAACATATAAACAATTATAGCTTAGAGTTGTAGTTATTTTAGATGCGTAATATATATACCCACTATTAAATACCATTCCTTGTTTTAATTGATTATATGTTTCCTCTTGATATAACTTTCTTGTTGGGATTGTTATATAATCATATGCACCAAATTTATTAGAATTAGAATTCAAAGCGAAACCAATACCTGATATAGGAGAATCAGGTACGAAATCACCATTATTATTATATACATAATATTTTGAATCCTCATTAGCATCAATGTTTACATTACTATTAGTTATACGTGGATAAACAGAATATTCTTGATAAATACCAACCGTTTTACCACTAGCGCCATATCTTAAAATAGATATTTCATTTTTCCTTTCTCTATTCGCAAATATATTAAACATATACGGATACTCAGTATCACTTTCATTAGATGAATAATGGCTACCTTTATAATATACATCTGTATAAGTTTTACCACTATACAATTCATCGTTTGCAATATTAAATTCTAATGATGAGCCTTCAAATGACCCATAATAAGAATTATCTGATTCATTATATGTATATAAAATATCATAAGAAATTGTATCTGATTTATCTTTTATTTTAATACCAGATTTATAGCTTATATTAAAATTCAAACTATTTCCAGGTGTAACAACATCATTAAATGACATAAGAACTGGAGAACAATCTGTTAAACTAACATGAAATGCGTCATTCCCACTCAAAGCATTTGAAATATTATAAGAAACTACATCAATTCCTTCTCCATTAACATTTGGGTTTCTATTGATACTTCCTACACTTAAAGTTTCTTCATTAACACCACCATATTCAAGAATATTTTTTCCAGAAACAGATATCTTATTATAACTTTCATTTATATCCCAATTATATAATACTGCAAGGTGTGTTGGACTATTATATATTTTTCCAGTATTTTCATCATAAGCATATGAAGTTTGTTTTCCATTACTATCATAATCGAATCGAATACCGCCATATATTGCTATAGAATAAGAGCCTTTATTGATTGCTAAATTACCATCCGTAATATTATACTTATCATATCCACTTGGAAGTAATAATGGCGTTAATAAACAAAATTCATAATCCATTCGTTTATCAACCGTTTTAATTTTATAATAATTAACAACATCATTAGGTTGGAAACTCATACCTGTCTTTCTTGGAGAAACACCATCAACAGGGGAATCTTCACCACTTTCACTTTTTTTAATAAATGCAACCGCATTATAAGCAGCGCTCTGACCATTTACATTTTTCAATGATTCATTTTCAATATAACCACTTTCATTATCACCCCTTTTATGTGTTTTTACGTTTGAATTCTTATTATATCCAGTAGGATAATTAGAGCCAACTAAATGAGGTAAATAAATTTCATTTTCAGCATCAACACTTGTTTTATCTGAACTAAGTTTTAATACTTGAACATTTTCTGCCTTAGCTTGAAAATTCCACGCTTCATCAGCTGTCATTTGTGTAGTTCCACTAAATGACAAAGTTGAAGGAAATATAATAACAGGTTCACAATCATCACTATTTGAAAATGTAGAAACATTCATATCGCTATATCCGAACAAAGCTTGCATCATATATGACATATACTGAATACCTTGGTCTTTATTAACACTTGAAAAATTATACACATCAACAGTAATGTTATCACCACTATATGTTATAAATTGCCCATATTCTGATGGGAAAACCAAGCTATTAGCATTTATATCTTCCGTATTTGCACTTGAATTTGGATAATTAGCAATATACTTTAATGGCATTTTATTGATTGCTCGTATTTCATCAAGTGAGCCACTACTTTCACTACTTACAATCAAATATATTGTTTTATAATACTTAATACAATTACCTAATAATATTTTTACATCAACTCTATCAACAAAAGATTGAAAATAAAACGTTCTTTCATCATTACTTGCTTGCTCAGCACGAGCATTTTCAAATATAATCGTGTAAGTATCATTCTCAACACTTGCAGAAAAATTCTGACCAACACTATCTATTCTCTCACACTTCTTTATTGAATATCCGTTTATTTTATTAATTGTAAATCCATTATACTGACCACTAACAAGGCTATAATCAATTGATAAAATATCAGATGAAATATAAAATGAACGAGATGCAGTATAATTATTAGCACCACTAACAGAAATAGTTATTTGCCCACTTGGAACATTATCAACAGTAAAATCATAAGAATCATTATCAGTCTTTCCTGTTGCAACCACCTTACCAGAATAATCACTTAATGAATATGTAATAGGTGTTGTTAATATAGAAGAAATATTGAATGAACATATAGAATATAATACACCATCTTTTTCAGAATAACAACTATCAGAATTCAATATTTCATAACTAATAATATTAGCACCTTCATCTGATTCTGTTGATGATTCTCCATTTTCATCATTGCTTGAATAATATTTCGTTCTATACACATCAATAGCTGACATACCAGCCCTCAAACCAAAATAAAAATACAATGAATTTTCAGTGAGAAACAGTTTCCCACCGTACTTACTGAAATTACAACCTTCTATATTTGTTGAAGTAATTCCATTGTATTGTAATGTGCCGTTTCTCCCATACCTGAACATAACATAGCTTTTATCAGTATATTCTTTATATGGTCCAACTCCGCTCAAATAATTATCTGAACAATAACTTCCTAATCTACCTTCAAAACAAGTTAAATATAATGGTGTAAATAAGTATTTTCGTCTATTTGTACCAGTTTCAATATAATAGTCTGTAATATTATAATTCATTGATGCAAACATTGAACGATTCTCATCATTTATAATATCAAAACCATCAATAATACCATTGATAGGATATAACTCCCCATGCCTATAAAATGAATGGTCATTTTGAACATCCAATTCACATATTCTTGATAAATTTGCAAATGAATCAGGGAAGTAACATAAGAAATCTTGCGCTTCTTTAACCTTATAACCAAAAAACAATGAGCTTCTTAACAAAGATGCTCTACAATTCTTTTCATTTTCTTTAATACCAGAATTAGTCCATGAATCACAACAATACTTATAGAATTTTTCCGCGTCCTTGCTCTTTTTATAATTATCCTCTTCTATTTTATCTACACTCGCAAATATATCAACATTATCGTTATCTGATTCTTTATGATACATCTGCTTCAATTGCTCGTGTGTAGAACACATATTCATCCCAGCCTCATTAAATGTGTCAGGAACGCCAATAGGAGGGAAAATACAAGTAGTAGAAGGCAACTTATCAGCTAAATTAGGTAAATTATCATATATGTTATCAATATTGCCAAGAATAATAATATCTGTTGCGTACAATCTTTGAAATACTTCACTTGATAAAGTTTTGCCACCACAGCTATAGTAAAATACATTAGAACCAAGACGATTCTTAGTCATTTTTACTATGCCTGTATTCAATTTGATGACAGAATAATAAGTTGTGTTTACATTAGATGAACCTGATTCAGTTCCTTTTTCTTCATCTTTATCCCATTTATTTGATTCTATATCTTTAACACCAAAAATACCATTTTCATATTTTATGTTGTGCCTTCCTGAAATATAAACACTACCATCGCTATAGCTATCTTCACTTCCGAAAAATCTATATGTACCATCTGTGGTGCTATATTTAATAAGAACTCTCGGAAAATATAAACAACCGTTTATCCAATCATTCTCAAAACAGAATTGCAATCCCTTACTCGGATAACTCTCTACCAATGAATCATAAACAAGATTTTCATCAAACCATTCCTTTGTTTTTGAGTCGTTCTTATGCTCAGCTCCAGAATACATAGTATTATAAGGAAAAGCATTTGTAGAGCCACCTCTATCAATAGATGAAATACATGAAAACGGCATAGCATAGCCATAAGGATATCCCTTATAAGAATAAGAATATTCGTCCTTAGTTGTATGATAAGGACTTCTTAGTCCATATTGAAATCTCGGATAATATTCTTTTACACTATATATTTTCCCGTAATATAAATCCCTAAAGCAGCAATCAGGTGTTTCAGTTCCAAATTCGTAAAATTTATCCCAATCACTATCAGTAACATAGCTTGAATCAATCATTGGTTGACTAACACTACTACTATTATTTACACCTTTTAATTTAGGGTTATTAGGAACAAGCATCTTAACAGCATATTCTCCTGTTGATTCGTTATTTGCACTTGTAAGTGTAATTCTAAATCTAACTCTCGCTCTCGTAGGAATACCCTTATTAGGATTATTGATAGCTATAATATTACCTTCTTCGTCCATTCCAATTCTATCCAAATTCATTGGAATCTGATAACACCACACACCATTTCCATCAATAATACCTTGAACATTCTCTTTTAATGCTTCAACTCTACCATCAATAGTTTTTCTAATTATTTCAATATCTCCAGTACTTGTTGATAATGAATTAAATTTACCTGTGTTACCATTAGGGTTTCCATAAATACCAATATATGTACCGTCTGAGTCAGTGATACTACTTCCCATAAAAATACAAGAAGGCTCAAATGTATAATCCAAATTGATATCATTTCTTGTAATACCAATTACATTGTTTGTATCACTTGTATCATTATTACTTTCATCTCCCCAGAAAGGCCATACATATACAGATTTATCTTGTGATAAAATATGTATTGCACTATTCAAATCATCATCTAAGAACTCTGTTGGTGATTTAAATAACGATGCACTATACCCTTTATTGATAAAGTCATAAGGTTTTTGGGAAATCATACCAATATCAGAAAGGTCACAATCATAATGTACTTGACAATTTCCAGTTGGGATTCCAAATAACATATAGTCGCCGCTCTGATTTGTTACTGTTGTATATTTCCAATACTTATCAAATATCTCAACCTCTCCATCATTATCCAATACAAATCTCTTATTAGGAAACGTACCAATAGAATCACTATCCTTGTTTTGAACAAGATTATATCTTACACCATCATTATCTATTGATTGTAATGTAGTAAAAGGATATATATTTGATAAAATATCATCATTATAATCGTCTTCAGTTATTGGAATAAAAACAGATACTTTCACATTAGGCACACCAAATGAATCATTAGCTAATACTCTACCAACAATTACACCATAATTAGAATTATGTACATAATAACCATCTTCCGTATTGATATTCAATGATAATATGTTCAGCATGTGTACACCTTGTTTCAAGTTTACACTTACATATTTATCTTCATTGATACCTGTTTTTATTCTATAACTCTTATTAGCCATCTTATATTAAACCAATTTAACTCTTAATTGAATATCATAATTAGGATTCTTAATTTCATACATAGCAAGATTATCCCCTACTAAAACTGAATCCAAATTATCTAAATCAATCTTTTCACTTATTGCACCACCACCAATATTGTATGCTGTATTTGTTGTTGTATTACAATTCGATGTATTTGTATCATCTACAGAAGGAAGTGGGCATTTATCTGAACTATAAGAACCACCACTTATCTTATATACACTCAACGCAATCAATCCAACAACACCATCCAATGCTGATATTTCTTTATTTAAATCGCCTAAGAAAATATCCTCTCCCATATCATGATTATTCACATCCATATAATCTTGAACAGTACTTACAACACTTGATTGTACATCGGCAGAATTATAAGACTTGTCAATGAATAAGTCAATCAAGAATCCAACATTATAAATCTTCCCAGACTTAATTTCAATATAATCACAAAGATTCTTATAATGAGATAAGTAAGATTCAATATTCTCAACAAGTGTATTAGGAATACTATTTCTCAATGTTCCATCAGGCCCTAATTCTAATAAACTAAGAACAATCTTATTGTTTTCTTCCATTGCAGAACATCTAAATGGAGCACCATATTTAGGAGGCATTTGCATCAACCTTAATTGATAGTCCTTTACAGTAACACATCTATCCTGAGCACCTGTATTATACTTGATGTAATACTTTATTTCATTTGTAGAAGGTGCATCTTTACCTGTTAATCCATCACTTGTATTGATAACACTCATAGAACGTAAAATCTGTGATTGAATCGTTGATGTAAAACCACTATCAGTAGCTTTTGGAAAATCAACTTGCATGGTTTGAATAGTCTTGATTGCGCCCTTCGTTACATTAGTTTCAATACCACCACCAACGTTATAAAGAACATACATAGTCCAACCAATCTTAGGTAATACACCCAACATATCATTATTGATGATATTAGCCATTCTATATTGGCTATAATTAGTAATACCTTTTTCAAATTCTTGATAATCTACACCAGGACCAAATATAATCTTCATATATCCATTATCAGTGTATTCTGTAATAAATTTCTGTCTCAATGGCTTCCATTGCCCCTTGTATATTCGTGTAATTCTTTGACTCGATGTCCCACCACTCTCTGTATAATCAACATATGCTTCAGGATTGAATTTATCCTCAATAATTTCATTATCCATATTAGACATATATGTTCCCCATCTCCATTGGTCTACAAATGAATCAGTTTCAAAAAATCTATAGGTTGTAATAGCACTATCCTTGAATTGATATTCCTCTTCATCAACATAATATTCTGATATTTCAGGAGAAACGTTGATATTTGATGAAGCTTTAAAAATAATAGATTCAATATTCATTACATCCTTATCAGGAAGCAATATTTCCATGAATGGCTCAACGTCATTACTTGAAAGTATCTTTTTATATACTTTTCTCGTTCCAGCTGTTGCTAAAACTGTTTTTGTGACTGTATATCCTGTAATATCGCCATTACTATTTCTCTTTGGACTATAAGAACGATTAGAATAAGCATCTTTATTGAATTGCTGAGAAAAATCCACGTTTTCATCAATGGTATATGATAAACTTCCAGCAGCAACAACACAATTCCTTTGAATTAAAGGAGCATAATTCCAATTTGGTTGAGAAATATCTGTATTTCCATCACTTGTCGTATATCCAGCAGGTAATAAACAAGAAAATTTAACCTCAACGGTTCCTGCCTTTGGACCAGGTATCTTCAACCCATTCAATCTTGCCATATTTAACAATGAAGAACGTGAATTTGCTGAATCTAGTTGAGTATCTTGAAATGTTCTATCAATATGATAATTCAACGAGTCTACGCAATCACTAAGCAAATCAATAATCCAAGAACTAATGCTTGAATCATTACCAAAATTATCAGATAATTGAGGATAATTCTCTTGACTATAGTTAATCAGCTCTTCTTTAATGCTGTCAAAGTCTCTATTTAAGTAATTGATATGTTTTGATGCCATTTCTTACTATTATTTAATTTAAAGTTCAACAGCAATGCTGTTTTTATAGGTATTATTTCCTTCTTTTACTGAATAGTCAATTCTAACATAGATTTCTCTACCATCTTCTTGTGCCATTACTTGAATATCATTCAATGTAACACCTTCTATCCATGCAGAAACAACATTTTGAATCTCTTTCTTTACTCCATCCCAAACAGTTGTATCATTAGGCTCAAATATATACTGAATTAAATCTGTACCATATTCAGGCATTCTCAATCTTTGACCTTTAGGTGTAAATAACAAGTGTAATAACTCACTTGCAACTCTATCTTTTTGATTCCTATTTAGGTCAAATTCATAATTTTCAAAACTACTATTTGTAAATGGATATTTAATCCCAAAATATTGTTTTCTTGCCATTTATAAGCTATCTATTATTACCTATAATTATATTAAAATATAGTTTTTCAACACCAATAATACAAATAAAAAAATGAGCCAGCGTTTCACAACGATGACTCACAATCATATGAAAATATTTTTAATTTTTTAAAAGCCCTTCGTATTAAAGGGAGCACTGATATTTACTTAAACTTCATTTCACTAAGATGATTCTCGATGTAATCAGCCTTAGCTTCAATAATCTTATCAACGGTCAACTGGTTAAACTCACCACCGAAAGTTGACATCATAGATACATAAGGCTTCTTCTTGCAACGAGCCTTTGCGTACTTATATCCAATCTTCTCATCATATTCATCAGAACCATTATAGATTGAGAATCCGATATTCAACACCTTACCTTTCTTAGTGATAGGCATCTTAACAGATTCAGGCGAATCCTCATACTCAGTATCAATAAGGAACTCTTCAGGAACACTCACTTCAGCATCATACTGAATCTTGAATGTTGTTGCAACGAACGTAAGAACCTTACCATCACTCAACTTAACAACCTTAGTGTAATACTGTTCTTTCTTAGGCTTATGAATCTTAGAAATCTGATTCTTAGTCATAATCTTCCAATTATCCATGCCTTCTCCGAAAGATACCATATATTTTACCGTAGTATTCTTTCCATCATGCACAGTCTCTCGTGCCTTGATAACACCAATCTTTCCGCCATCTACTGAGACAACTCTCTCATTAACCTTGAATTTACTCATTGTAACATTAAATTTAAAAGTTAAACTTCAAAATAACTGCTGCAAATATACCACTATATTTTTTAAAAAACAAGAGAATTTCGAAAAATATTTTCATATTATCTAATTTTCTCTTGCTATTATCTGTTTAATTGTTCAAATCACTCACTTTAAAGGTTGCAATATCACATTTTTCCCAAATGGTTTGATTTACTGACCCTCTAAACTTCAATGATATATCTCTCAGATTATTATCATATAAACCATCTACAATATAATCTACAAAATATAGTATCGGTCTCATAGAAGGCTTTTCTTTAATTTCTTCCAATTGATATCCAGTATAAAGCCAAATATCCTTATCAGGAAAAAATGTCTTGACCTTTGAGCAGAATTTCATTACATCATTTCGATTATACGGAGCCAATGGGTCTCCACCTGATACAGTAAGTCCTTTCATGTAAGGAAGCTTCAATATTTCATATATCTTTTCTTCATCTTCCTCTGTAAATTTTCTTCCAGTTTCATCATCCCACAGCTCTTCATTGTGGCAAAATGGGCAATGGTGAGGGCACCCTGTTACCCATAATGTAACACGACACCCTAAACCATTGTTCATATCTGGATATGTTATGCTCTTGATATTCATAGCATCATAATTCCTTAATGTGTTTCACTCTATCTTCTGTTTCATCTACCTTACCAGCGTTAAATGCTGTCTTGTAGTCACCTGTTAAATAACCTGTTACTCGTCTCAAATGTTGAATATTATGACCTCCACATTCAGGACATGTGTCATTCATCTCATCACTATATCCACAATCCATACAATTATCAATTGGGATGTTGATTGCGAAATAAGGAATATCCTTATCCATTGCATAATTAACTACGGTTTCAAGTGCATCAAGATTATTCTTAACACTGCTATCCAATTCAACATAAGTGATACAGCCAGCAGAACTAAATCCTGTTAATTCTGATTCTATATCAATCTTCTCGAATGGAGTAATTTTATGCCAAACAGGAACATGCATTGAATTGGTAAAATACTCTCTATCTGAAACATTCTTGATAATACCATACTTATTCTTGAATCGTTTCAATGCTGTGTGACAAAGGCTTTCAGCAGGTGTATTATAAACACCAAAATTCAATTTATATTTCTCCTTATATTGTTTACACTTCTTCTGGAATAAAGTATATATTTCCTTTGCAAATTCCATACCCTTATCAGTTGTATGGTCTGTATGAAGAATTATCTGTAAACATTCTGCCAAACCAAGATTTCCAACAGCGAGTGTTCCGTGCTTTAATGCAGAAATAACACCTTCTTTTGGATTATAACCAGCCATTGTATTGTTTTCCCACATAAACTTTGCAGATGATGGTCTCTGTGCTGCAATCCAATTGAATCTCTCAATAAGCATATCCTTTGCTTCACCAATCTTCTTTGTAAGAAGTTTGATAAAGTTAGCCTTATGTTCTGCCTCAAAATTCTCATCACCCTCTGAGAGCGATTTTAAGGTGGTTTCCTTGGCTTCCATTGCTAATGTGGGTAAGATTATCGTCACAGGGCAAATATTGCCTCTACCGTCCTTTAATTGGCCAAATCCGTTAATATCCCAACCATTTGCAGTACGGCACCCCATGGTACTAAAGTACGTTCTTGGGTCATTTACATCATAACCAGCATTTCCACTCCAATCCACATTTGCATAATTAGGATAGATTCTCTTTGCGGTTGATTGTAATGCCAAGCGATACAAATCATAGTTTGGTGTACCTTCTCTATCATTAACACCCTTCATATATTGGAATATGCTACAAGGGAAGATAGCCGTTCTATGATACCTACCTGTTCCATTGATAGAACCTTCAAGAAGAGCCTTAATAACAATTCTACCTTCAGGAAGTGTGCATGTACCAAAATTGATTGAACTAAAAGGAAGTTGATTACCACTTCTTGATTGCAATGTATTTAAGTTATGGAACATTCCTTCAACAGCTTGATTCAACTCTGAAATAGTCATATACATTGCATAGCCCCAAGCTTCAGGATATTCATTCTTAAATTCTACATCATCAAACTTAATAACGCCATCTTCCTTATTCTCTTTGCACCAATTTCTAAATCCATGATTCTTATATTCCTCCTTACTTTCAATATAAGCCAACCCCACTTCAAGGTGTTTTGTGAATGATTTTCTAACATAAGGAACCATAGTCCAATCCAAATGATTGCAGGCAACCCCACCGAATTGTTGAAGTGATTGAACCTGAAAAATAACCGCAACCAATTGGAAAGCTGTATTGATACTATTCGCAGGTCTTACGTCCGTCTGGCGTACCTTAAATCCATTCTTCAACAAATTATCAATAGGAACAGTCAAACAATTATGTTGACCACTTGAATAACTGTCAAGGTCATGAATATAAATTTCATTGTTCAAATGATTTAGACGTGATTTCTTTGACATACAATTCATCAAAGCATCATCCTTCGTCAAAACTCTACCAGCTTCTCCAATGCGTCCACCAAAACTATATTCATCAACATTTGCATTTTGGTTAACAACATCAAGAGCCATCAACTTTGTTTTGAACTCTCTAAAAACCTTTGTTGCATCATCCTTGCGTATCTTATGAATATACGCCCAAATAACATAAGCTTCAGCGACCTTTGGGTCATTTGCCATCAAGCATTCCTTGACATCATCCTGAATGTCCTCAACATCAATAACTGCATCATCAAGAATATCGTCATATCTTGATTCCATGCAAGCAATTGTGTTCTTGTGATTTTCATCCAATTCAGCAAGACGTTCAGAATCATTCTCAGGGTCAAGATTTTTTCTGACCGAATCAAAAGCCTTTCCAATAGCTTTCTTAATCTTTTCAAATTGAAAAGCTTGTTCTTCTTTATTTCGCTTTAGTACGAACATAAATTATTATTATTTTTTAAATCATTTATAAACTACTTACCATCTCATTTTTCAGAGGTGGTAAATTATATATAGTTGAACATTTCAAAAAATCACATGTAATTCTATCTTGAATGAAAATAAATTTTAAAATGCTACATCAGAGTTAGCATCTTGCTTCTTTTTCTTCATTTCTAAGAAAATTTGTTTCTTCAAATCATCTTGTTCTTTCTCTTTTACTTCTTCTCTATGCTTTCCAAACTCAACACTATTACCAAATTCAGTAACATTATCGGTTGAAATTGTACATGTACCATTATTAAATAATACACCTTCAATTACCTTACCACTACTACCAGCACGATTCTTTAAGATAGAAATGGTAGCCACATTATTAGCAATATCATCAAGGCTTCTTGTAATTGACATAATAATGTGTGAAATCTGAATCTTGCCCAAAGAACCACCTGCATTATCCATGGTTACAAGTTCAGCATTGATTGAATCTCTATTTCCCTGAACAGGAACCCAAAAAGCAATATTTAATTCATTTGCCATAGATTCAATCTTACGCATAATACCTGATTCCTTTTCCCACTTTGTTGCTTGAGATGAGCCAGTTAACTTAATACATTCAAAGTAGTCAATAATAACCATATCAGGTCTAAATCCAGAATTGATATGATGCTTAATAATCTGTTGAATAAAATCAATTGATTTCTCTCCTGAACGTAATCGAATAATCCTTAAATTCTTCGTGGCTAACTCTCTATCCGGGTAATTATCCAATATCTCTCTGATATGTTGCTCATATTCGTCTTTAGACAAATAACAAGCCTCAACTTGTGTAATCTTTGAAAAATGCTTTCTCTTAACTTGATTCAATGTATCCTCAAATACAAATTGAATTACTTTAAACCCTTCTCCATTATTCTGTTCAGTCTTAGCTGTAGAAGCATAAAGAGCCATAGCAGTTGTAAGAGATGTATTATGCGTTACAATAAAATCTCTTGTAAGATACAATGAATCTTCTGCATCAACCTTAATACATACAGCTTCATGCTCATACACTTTTTCTACACTCGTAATCCTTCTTGAATTATATTCATCAAGATACTTAACATATTTCTGCTTTGAATTGTCAGTAAATGGCTTGATTGATTCATCATAAAAATAAAAAATCAATTCATGACTTGAATGTGTAATAGGAATATCAACTACACTTCCACCTAATGATTCAATCAAAAATTTAATATCATCTCTTTGTTCTTCAAAGATTAAACCAAGACTACATGAACCATTAGAACCTATCATGCCATATGTATCCATGATACCATTCAGTAATTCAACTCTTGACTTAATATCATTTATTAGATATTCAGATGGTATTCTATCTGAATTCCTAAATAAAAGACGCCCATAATCATAAGGTTTTTCATTTGTAGATTTATGCTCAAATTCTACAGGCTTAGTCATTGGAATCATAAATCTATAACTACCATTATGGAATAATCCTTCATTAAGAATGTCTTTTAGCTTCATTGTCTTATAAGACACACCATTCTTGTTTCGTGTATCAATATCACTGACATTCCATAAATGGTCTAATGTACAATAAGATTCAGATTCATCATTAAATTTAACCTTATAAATATCCATTACACCCTGTGGATAAACACCCAATACAGTATGTAATTTACCATCACTACCGAATACCTTATCACCTATCTTAATATCACCTATACGAGCATATCCAGTTGAGGTTACAACAGGCTCATTTGTATCAAGAGCTTTACCAAAACCACTTGGGCCTACAATACAACCCAATTCACCTCTACCAATACCGCCATTCAATACTTCATCAATCTTACCAATACCAGTTGGAATAACAATACGAGAATCCTTTGATAATACTTCATCAATATTATCAAACAATCCTGTTTCCTCATAATCCTCATGATTTCCTACAACAAGAGCATTTTTCAAAAGCTCTTCACACTTATCAAAATTTTCAATATCACCATTGCCAGCCAATCTAAGCATTTCATTAGCTGCCTTAATGATATTCTGCTGTTTAAAGAACTTTGTTGCTAATTCTCTTGTCTGCTCAGAACCATCAGAACTTGTGTTTCGTACCTTATTGATAATAGCGTCACATATCTCTAAATCAGCTTGCGTGTGTGCCTTTTGACGCAATGCCACTGACATAGATGAATATGAAGGAACACTATTATGCTTCTTCAAGTACTCCAACATTGTTCCAACATACATTTTCAAATATTGCCCAGTAAACATATTCTGGTCAATAATAGGAGCTAAGTCTTTAAAGCAACTCTTATCCTCCATAAACTCTTTTACAAGTTTATATTGATATTCTTCTCCAAGATACTTTAAAGATGTTTTATCTATTTCTGTTCCCATTTAATTAGCAACTTTAAATGTTAAATATATATCTTGTTTTAACAAAAATATTTAAATCGAATTATATTCTTACAAAAGGAGATGGTATTTCTACCATCTCCAACCGTAAATAAATTACAATACAATATGCAGGACGTTATTTTTCTTTTTTCTTCCGATGGTACAAATCATCGAAATATTTATCTGTCTTCTCCTTAGTGGCTTCAGCCCAGCCTCGCTCTACCTTGCGATTATACCACGCAATATTGGTGTGATATGTCTTTGTTCCACCCTTAATGGTATCATAAACAGGAACCTGCTTAATACTACCATCATGGTTATACTCAAAACACTCCTTACCTTCAGCATTGATATAAGTTTTATTCTTAGTTACAACCTCACCATTCTTCGTTTTACGAACCTTAGTTGTCTTATATTCAAGCACGGTATTATACTGGCTAATACTATCAAAATAACCATCATATGAAGAGCATACCTCATAGATAATCTTCTGGATAATAGGAATTAAATCCTCTCTCTCTGAAATCATATGCTTCAGTACATACAAATCACCTGAAAGAGGTGAATCATTATCACCAAAGAATCTATCACGATTATAAACATATGTGTTTTCACCCTTGGTAAGCTTTACCAACTTATTCGTAATATCAATATTATTACGAATGTAATTAGGATAATAACGAGCATCCCACGTTTTTGAAATTACTTCCTTACCATTATCACTTACAGCAAAACGCAATACAAATTGTCCCTCATCAATCAATGGGTCTGTCATAACTTCAGGGTCCCATTCAGGATTCTCAGGGAAATTGTGGTACCACAAATAAGTACGAGTCTTAGCCTTCAAATCATCGTTAATAATTTCAACAATTTCATCAACCTTATTTTTGAAGTTTTCTGTTACCATGGAACCTTCAATATATCCGTTAATTGAAAAATTCCGTTTACATACAAGATATTCATTTGCATACAACGCAAACTCAAATCTACAATCCTTTCTCTTTTGTGTGGCATCACCATTATCATTAACCTTTAATGATGGTGCAACATTTTCTTTAAATTCGTCAAGATTCATTATTTACGAATTAAAAAGTTAAACAATCAAATTTAATAACTCACTTTATATTTCATCTCTGAAATACGATGCAAACATACTACTATATTTTTTTAATTTCAAGATAAAAAATTATTATTTTTGCTTGAAAAATTCGATTTCCTTTTTTCTTATTCGTTCATACATTCCAAATAAATTTCCGAACTTTGTTACATCGGTTAACATAGACATACCATTGGCTTCAATTATTTTATAAACATTCTTTATATTTCTTGATTCAGGGTCAATGGGTGCACCATATATACTATCCAATTCTTCTTTTGCTTCATCAGTTAATAAAGGAGTCGATAAATCTATAATCTGTTCGTTTATTTCATATATCTTATCTCCTTGACAGCCATCAGTTACCTTATTTAAAGCATTTTCAAGACATTTAATGGGCTTTTTCTTCTCTGCCTTACGTTCATCCAGTATTTGTTTACAAGTGTCTAAAAACTCATTCAAATTAGCTTTTTCGGACTTTATCTTTGGAAAGTATTTTTCAAGTGTTGTTTCTCCAATACCCTTAACTCCTTTAATATTATCTGAAACATCACCACATATAATCTTTCTAAGCACAATATTATATGATGGTACTCCCAATTGTTCAATGTCATTCTTAGGTGAAACAAATGTTTTTATACTTGGAATATATAAACAAATATCATTTTGAATTAGTTGAGATATATCTCTATCCTCAGACACAATTACAATATAATCATTCTTTTTCTTGTTCTTACAATAATAAGATATAAGGTCATCTCCCTCAACATTCTCATACATATATTGTCTTACAAACAATTCATCCAATATATCTTGAAGAATGGCTCTCTGACGTTGAAAATTCTCTTCATCAGTTTCTTTCTTTCCTTGTTGCTTTCTGCTCTTTGTTTTCCAATCATAGACTTTCTTGCAATAGGCATTGATATAAGCATCATAATCTGATTGAGGATTTGCTATTGCTGTTGCTTCCTCATAATTCTTATCTCTATTTGCCTTATAATCAGCATACAATTTCCATCTTAATGAACCTGAATTAAAACCATCCCATACAACTGTACAATGATTAAAATCTCGTTTCATTAACAAATTTCCAACTCTATATAAGAAATTCAATATACCACCATATTCTTCACCCTTGCTGTTAATTGCGTCTTTCTTAACCAATGAAGATTTAAGTACAGAATTTCCATCTACCAATAGATGATATACCTTTTCTTGTGTATCAATGTTATTAGCCATTGCAACGTTATTTCTTATTACCTGTTTCATTTCCTATTTCTACTGCAAATATAATAATTAAGGTTGATAATAACAACATTACCAACCTTATAATATATAATTATTTACAAAAATTAACAAAATCAACGGATATAAATATTGATAAATGGTTTCGTCTTTTGAATCTCCAAATTTGCTTGAACCAATTTCTGTTGATTCTCTGCCATCGTCCACGGAAGCATATTTGTATATCTCTCTTTTAATTCTCCAAGTACTCTATCTCTTTCCTTTTGACCATCATCATGATAAACATTCCAATTGATTGTTGCCTCACTCTGAGGTATCTTGATTACACCTGAATATCTACCAAATACATAAGACAACTTTATCATTGCATGAGCTGTTAATAATTGTCTTACTGTTTGCTGCGCTTGATAATTCATCAATTCAAATTTCATTGCCTCCAAAGGAACATCACTCGGAGATAAAATCACCGTATCTCTATGTTCCAATCTACATTCATCAATTTGTTCTTGTGAACCATCTGTTTCATAATAATCATACCAAACGTAGCAATCCTTGAATCTTCCCCATGATTTATCATCAATTGATATATTTCCAAATGTATTTGGATTTCTCGGTCCGGGAACTGAAAGCAAATGCAATAAATGTGTTCCGTCAGGACCAAGAGTTATCTTATAAGCCAAATCATTCATAAAGAACTTATTCTTATATTTCAAATCTGAAGCCATAAGAGCTGTATCATAGGCACTTCCAAAACAACCATAGAATCCATTAAACCCAACAGCACCACCAATTTGAGCACCGCCAAATCCTAATCCACCATTGAAAGCATAACCAAGTCCGCCATTTTGCATAAACATAGATGCCTTTGTAGTACTTGGTGTAATCCACATCACTCTATTCACTTCTCGTCCTGCTGGTATTACATAGACTTGCTTTCCTGCTTCAATTTGAATAAAGTCTTTCTTCAATTCATACTTTGGATTAGTACCTCTACCTTGTAATCCAACTTCTTTAGAACACCACTGAGCGTAAGATAAAGTCCAATCCATAGCTCTTGTTGTAAGAGCATAGGTTAAGTCTTCAACAGAATTAACAAATTTGGTCTTATCTTGCCCAAGCATATTCAACCAATTACTTTGAATTATAAAGTTCTGTGTCACCTCTGTATAGTCTCCGACAGCAATCTTTAATAATCTACACATATCATCATCTGTCAAAGGAACACTTCTAATTGGGGCACCCAAATAAGAACGAACATCCTCAAAAAGTTCTTTTAATTCATCTGTAATAACCATTGAAATATAAGATATCTATATTATATAAATATCTTAAAGTCATATAAATAAAAAATGTGACACATTTCACAACGGGCCACATCTTCGCTATCATTGTTCATGATAGCACTCATCAAACATTTTTTTTTAATTCATATCTTCTACATCACTCTCCTCAAAGCTAATATCCGATTCAGTGATTTCTACCTTACCATCTGCCAATTTTGTAAGTTCTGAAAGAATCTGACTAACATGAGTCTTCTTATATTCTTCCAAATCATCTACACTAACAAAACCTGTATTAGCTGCAATAATTGGGCCTTCATAGGTAAGATTATATGGTGCATCCAAATGATTCTTCAAAATCTTAATCTTAGTCTGAATACCATAAGAATAATTAACCCCCTTTGAACTTGCAGTAAGACGCTTAGTTCCTGAAGTTAACTGACCACCCATTAAAATTTCAAGTCGTGTTGCATACTTCAATGACTTTCCACCCTTTGTTTCCATAATCGGAGGACCAACAGGCGATACTGTATTATTCAACCATACCTTGTTGATATAAAGCATTGTATTTGTATGTTTGCTTGAAATCTTCTTTGAACCAGGAATTCTATCATTCACAATACCACTAAACGCTTGTGAAATAGCCCCTGCTGCCCACATATTATTGGAAATCTTTCCACTTGCAAATTCCTTGAAACACCCAATAGAGCCTACAGAGTCCCAACAGAAAAGCAAATCTTGGTCAATTTCACCTGATTCTTGAGCGTCCAACAATTCATTGATTGCCATTGCTACATCTTCAAGAACAGCAGTCGTACGCTTCTTTGTAACCTTCTTTCCCTGAGAATAATCCCAATCTCCGAATCGTTCAGCAAGAATTCTATTGTTGTAGTAAATAAAATTACCATCCCAATAGATAATTTGATTCTCAACTCGCTTTGTTACTTCTCCAGTTTCATCATCAACATCTTCAATTTCTACATCCCCATAAACAGGTTCTGCTTCAAGACCTACAGTTGTTGCAAACTTAAATGAAAATGCGTTTTCTGTGTCAATAATAACTGGGATAATTCCTTGTTTCTGTGCTGATGCAATCGCACAATTCATCAACAAACTTTTTCCAACATTTGTACATCCAATGGCACTAATAACCGTTCCTGTTGGAATACCTGGCAACTTTGTAACCTCTTGAAAAGCCTTTGGCATAAGAATCCAACCCTGCTCTTTATTTGCGTTACTTGTTGCTAAATCCTTTGATTTTATGACTTCGCCGTCCTTTGGCTTATCAACAATCATTCCTGTTCGTTCTTTCCAAGCATTTAACCCATTCTTATGGATGCCTGTTCCTTTTTTAATTGCTTGCTTAACAGCCATTTCCTCTAATTTTTAAATTAGTAAAAAGGTGGAGATAGCCAGTTTATTAGCTATCTCCTTGAAAAATATCATAGTTAAAGTCTCATGAACTCCTTAGAACGGAAGGTCATCATCACTTGAATTGTTGTAACTACTTGCACTATTGTAAGTAGGTGTTTGCATACCCATTGTAGGCAATTCACTAATCGGAACCTTTACCGTAGTCTGCTCAAACATAGAAGTAGGATTTGCACTATTATTAACAGCTACATTCTGTGAATTAAAAGCTTGTGCGGCACCAGTATTGACAACATACTGAGAGAAATCTTGCGGCTGTGGAGTAACCTTTGCAGCGAACTCCTTAGCGTTGATTTCAGCATTCACCTTATCAATCTCAGCTTTTGAAGACCAACGTCCCAATTCCTTAGAATAAATCGGTGATTCACCTTGTGCAGCAATAAAAAGATAGTCATAATCCTTAACAGGATAAACATCTTCCCATGTAAGCTTGTCATAAATCCAAGCATTCATCTGCTCTTCAGTACTTGCAAG